AAAGAAGGGTGGTATATAGAAGTCCCTAAAGATCGTAATGGCTTTCCATATTTTTTGATTGAATGGCATGAAGATGGGGAAAAGAACATCACTATTAAATGCTTTAAAAAGCGATTTGATCAATCTAAAGGTGAGTGGATTAATGGTGAGCCTGTTGATATTCAAGAAAATCAAAGATGGATTGATGTACGTTGTCAGCAACAAAAATATAAAGTTATAAAAGATTTCCCCTTAATGAGTGAAGATAACTAGAATTTTGATTAATATATCATCAGATAGCAGCATGGCTATCTATATTAAATCTAGAAGTCGTAATCAGTCATAGAGGAAATAATGAAAAAAGTAGTCTTTTATATTTTATTCTTTTCTTTTATATGTTCAGGCATTGCAAATGCTAAGACACGATCAAATAGCTCTGAACAATCAACATGTTCAGATGGTTTGTTTGTGATTATTGCTGGAAATAAGCCATGTGCTGAAAATAATAGTTTTATTCGTAGAGGTAAACCTACATTTGATGAAGGAGAAGCGAGTGGGATCACATCTAAGCTTACACATGAGTCTACTAGCCCATCAGGTAAGTAAACAAGCGTACTTATCTTGGGCGCTTGGATTAATTTTATTAGTGGATTAATAATAAAAGTTAGAACTCAAACGAACGACATCAGTAGTGCCTTTTCAGTAGATGTATCAGAGGGTAAAGATAAAGTCGAGTCAGTACTAGAAAATACTAGTACGATAGTTCGCGCTTTTGGGCTTATTAAATAATGTTTTTGATATGCCGATACGATAAATCGTATCGGCATATTAATTTTAACTAAATATTTGTTTTACGAGTCGATGAAATATCTAAGTAAGTTTTAATGATATTAGTTGCAATTGCTTCTATAACTTTCATACAAACAGAGTTACCCAACTGTTTATAAATTTGATTTCTTGATACTGCGTCTACAATATACGTATCAGGAAAACCTTGTAAACGAGCGCATTCTCTTGGTGTTAATTTTCTTGGATTTAAATTATATTTACTTTGGTCAATTAGTATTTCAGATCCATCTTTATAATATCTAGCACTTAATGTATTTGTATATTGACTATTTTCATTATAAAGGGTGTAGCCAAAACCATTTCCTTTATTGGCATGCTCTTCTTTTCTACGTTGATGACCCTCCCATAGACGGTCGGAAATTGTGTAGAAATCCCCATTTTTTTCAATAGATTCTCTAGATTCTAAAATATCTCCTAACCTTGTCGTCTCACATGACGGGGAGGGCCAACTGAAAGAAGATGAAAAATCTAACTCTCCAAAATAATCTTTATCAAAACCAATAATATAGATTCTTTCTCTATTTTGTGGGATTCCAAAATCCGCTGCTCGTAATACTTTATAATCTACCCAATAATTCAATTTTTTCGATAATGCAGCTCGAGTATCTTCATTTAGTGGAATATCTGATGATATTTCATTTTGAAATTCACCACGTAATATTTCTAAAATAGTTTTTAATGTGTTGCCTTTATCATGCCCCTGTAATTGTTTTACATTTTCTAAAAGAAACATTTTAGGGCGTTTTTCTGCCATGATACGTTGGATTTCGAAGAACATTGTTCCTCTGGTATCACAAAAACCCTTTCTCTTACCTGCTTGAGAAAATGTTTGGCATGGAAAACCAGCCAATAGCAAGTCATGATCAGGAATGGATTTTGCAACAATTTGAGTGATATCACCAGATGGTAGTTCACCATAATTTGTTGCATAAGTTTTTTGTGCAAATTTATCCCATTCTGAGCTGAATACACACTTGCCGCCTAGGTTTTGGAATGGTAGCCTTATTCCACCTATACCGGCAAATAAATCGATAAATGAGAATATACCATTAGAGGGGGCTTTGAATGGAGCTATATCCTGTAATTCTTGTATTTCTTTCCATTTAGCAGGTGTTGGCTTGTGTTCTTGGTTTTCCCATCCTCTGATTGTTCTTTCTCCATTTTCATTTAATCCGAGAAGTTGGGCAAATTCAATATATGAAAGCCCCATTTTTTCTCTCTTGCATTTAATGTATGATGCTGTATTAGTCATAATATACCCGTTAATGTATCCGCTTTTTAACCCGGTGATATTATCATATTTTAAATAAGAATGGAATTGGACTATATAAAAATGAAAAGTTTTTTTGCAAAAGATAGTTTTCTCAACAGTAATATGAAAATAGAAATGTATTCTGAATCACCAATTATCAGATTTTCAAATACTGGTCGTAGAGGGGATGTGAAATATTTTGATATATCATTAGTTTCGTTTATCAGTGTATTAAAAGATATTCTTAAAAATATTGATAAGTTTGAGCGCCATTCATCTTATGTTGAAGGGACGTGGAGAGATTTGTTTTCTAAGCACATATCAGATCCTGCTATTCATGCATTATCTACTGTTCAAACTCTTCCTTTATTCGTTGTTATTAATAAGGCAATATGTGCTGCAAATGATATTCAAACATATGATGATAAAGTTATGCCTTTAACTGCGGATAATGTAGAACAAACCATCACAGTATTAAAGGCCAGATATGGGTTGGGATATGTAGATATTGATAATATAGGTAAAAATATTATTTATTATGGGGCTCCAGGAACAGGAAAAAGTCATTCTATAGATCTTTTAACAAAGTCATCTTCACTTAATATGGTAAGAACAGTATTTCACGCAGATACTTCTAGAAGTGATTTTATTGGTACGTTAAAGCCTACAATGAATAATGCTGGCTCTATAGAATATAGTTTTGCGCCTGGACCACTTACACAAATATTGGTAAATGCTTTGAAAGATCCAACAAAACATTATTATTTGGTTATTGAAGAAATTAATAGAGCACCGGCTGCTTCAGTATTTGGTGAAATATTTCAATTGCTTGATAGAGATGACAGAGGGAAAAGTAAGTATTCCATAACGATAACAGATCGTGACTGGAAAAAATACTTGGAAAGTGAATTGGTTGATTTTTCTGGTGAGCTATTTATACCATCAAATTTGTCTATATTGGCAACTATGAATAGTAGTGATCAAGCAGTAATGCCTTTAGATACAGCATTCAAAAGGCGTTGGATTTTTAAGTATCAGCATATTAATTTTTCTGCTGCACCTAATGGTGATATATACATTTATAACGAGAAGCCCATAAAATGGGCTGATTTTGCTCAAGCTATCAATAGTATTCTTTCACAAAATTCCATTCCTGAAGATCGTTTATTAGGACCATGGTTTGTCACAGAAAATGAAATACACCAAGATGCTGCTCGAGAAACATTAAAAGGGAAAGTGCTTAGCTATCTTTGGGATGATGTTTTACGACATAGAGGTAGAGACATTATTTTTTCTTCAGATATAAAAACTTTTGCACAATTATGTCAGCACATAGATAACAATGAAGAAGTTTTTTCAAAAGTACTAATTGATGAGTTGCTATCTGATGTCGAAAATTAAATACTTTACAGATAGAATGTTAATTAGTAATTTGCCTCCTAACTTGGTAGATATTATTTTTCAAAAAGGACTTGTTACGGCAGGAGGCTCAAAGGTTTCTTTTTGTGGGATGATTTTATTAAGAGACTATACTGCCGTATTTTTTCCTAGATCTACAGATTTATCAAAGTTGCAAGGTGAGTTGGGACATAATGAGTCTAAACAATTAGTTAAAGCTCTTAGGAAATATGTTGATAACAACCGCTCATCTATTGGTAATGATGAAAATATTCATACGCTCAATGGATTCAATTTGTTGAGTTTATATGAGTGGTTCCTTGAAGATTATATTAATTATGGTCTTTATTTTAGACGAGATAAAAAAAGAATAACTAATGGTTCAAGTATTGATTGGAATAAAACAATTAATACTGAAATACCTCATATTGTTGATAATAGCCCTGTTTATTTAATTACACATGGATTATCAAATACTACAAATTCACAAGGAATTATCGCTAGAATTCATTGTAGTATAGTTAAATATATCTATGAAAGAATAGAGTTTATTCTTGATAAAATAGGGCTTCCGGAATTAGATGACTATCCGTTAGAGAAATCATTTTTTAATGAAATCAGATCTTATGTCTTAACAGAGTTGCGCGAAGCTTACTCTGAAAGGGATATTCTGCTCCTAAAGAATATATTACGTTTTTTAGAGCAGGAGGAATCTATATATGCAGGTAATACAATGATAGGTGTTCAGTATTTCCAATATGCATGGGAGTTTATGTTATCAGAGATATTGCTTGACCGAATTAATGTCCATCATCTATTTCCAGTACCTAGATATGTACATATGGATGGTAGTGAATCTATAGATAAACGCAGATCTCTACGAACAGATATTGTAATTAAAAATGAAGAAAATAAAACAGTTTCTATAATAGATGCCAAATATTATGAGGCTAGTGAAGTTTATAATTCTCCAAGTTGGCCAGACATATTAAAGCAGCTTTATTATGCTAAGTTTTTAACGCCACATTACATGAAATATAACATTGAGAATTATTTTTTGTTTCCAGGGCAGGTATCAAAATTTAGTCAGATTAATATTGAAGATCATGAGCCTATTAAGTGCATATATATTGATCCTATAAGAGTTTTAACTTATTTTTTGATTAATAAGAACATAAGTTTTAATGAGATGTACACATCGCATATTTAGATATAGGTAATAGACAAATAATGAAACAAGAAAAAGAAGAGTTATTAACAATATTTCATCAAATTTTATCAAATAATGTGTTAGGTGATAAACAGTATGATAGTAGATATAAAGGATTTGTTGGGGAATTGGCGTTTCAAGAGTGGTCTAAAAATAAATTAGAGAGTAAATTTTATTCCGGTGGGTATTTTATGCCTATTGAAGTAGGTGTACGTTCTATTATTAATCCAGTTTACTTTACGGTCAGTTCTGAGAAACCGCATGAGTATAATGATATTTATACTCTATTATCACAGCTTCCTTGTCGGGAAATGTATTTTATTCAGTGGGATAAAAAAATACCTTTTTTAGAGTGGCAAGAATCTGCAGACCTTTTATTAAATAATGTAATCAAAATACCTCAGTTCACTGTTTTCAAATTTGATGACATAACTAAAAATTTTATTGTTAGTAATTTTGATATTTTCTTAAAAAACTTTGCTATAAAAACAAAAAGAACTAGAAGTTTTCCTATTCCTGAAAATATGAAAAAAGATTGGTTGATTAAATTATCAAATTTTTCTTATGAATTATTGTTAGATTTATATGTAGATAGGTTGATATTTGATGCATTTATAGGATATTCAAGAAGTCATGGAATTCCTAGTGATATTGATTCAATTGTATATAGCACTAAGCAAAATAAGTATTCATTATTAGAAATCAAAGAAAAAGATTTAAGTAAAAGAGCTCCACAGGGCTTTGGCATGGATGTGGAACGTATTAATGATTTAGAGATGTTGAGTAATCAAACAACAATGTCAATCTATTATGTAGTACGACAAATAGATAATCAAAAAAATAGAAATTTTCTAGCTTGGAAAAGTATTAATTTGAAAAATTTCATTAATAATTTACCAGATAAAACGATTCAAGGCGGCTCAGGTATGGGATTTCAAAATGCGCAATATCCCACTAAGGTTTGTCCAATTGAATATTTTAAGACATTTGAATAAATAACTTATATTAATTATTAAGGAATTAAGTTTGAATACAATAAATTTTTATACTGGAAAGAATGGTTCTGGTAAGTCACGAATGTTATTTAGTGAATATCAACAAAATAAAGTTAATTCTATAGCAATTATAAATACACCATTTTCTCAGTTTCAGAATGAAAAAGGAGTTTTACATATCGGTTCATCATCAGTTATGGATGCTATTAATATAAGTTTAATTGACATATTAACATCGGACAACATTCAAATCCTCTCGGAGATAGGTAGTTTTTTACGTTTTTTAAATTTAGATCCAAATATCTCTCTTTATGTGGAGATTGATGAGGAAGAAAATGACCGGTATTTTCGTGCGATGCACTCAGGAGATTATGATAAGTATGAAGAGAATGAGAAAAGTTTTCTCTTAATAAGAGATTTTTTGTTCTTATTTTTAGGTGGGGAGAAATCCAAATCATCTAATTTGTTATTGAATGAGAAAGTGATTTTTCCTATCTTAGTAGATGGAAAAATTTATGCGAAAGAAATAGTTGTTGCTTATTTTTTAAATGAGTTATATCGATTGAAAGAATATGGGGTTGTTAAATCATATTCATTTGTTTTTCACAAAAATAATAAACTCTTACTGAATCAATTAAGTTCTGGTGAACAAACATTACTGTCTATGTATTTTTACATTTTGACAAATGTTAGGGAGAAAAAATACATATTTATAGATGAACCCGAAAATAGCTTGCATCCAGAATGGCAGTTTTCTATATCAACATTAATTAATGCGGCAATAGGTTATAGGAATGAGAATGTTAAAGTTTATGTGGCGACTCATTCACCTCTAGTTATTAGTGGTGGTTTAAATGAATATAAAGATAGCTGTTATGTTCATCTCATAGAACAGGATGAAAAGAAAGAAATACATTTTGATAAAAATTCTGACATTCGCATTAGTGTTGAAGAAATTTTATGGAATGCTTATGAAAGTATACCTCCAGCTAACCATTATTTAAGTGTGAAGTTAAATGATTTGATTTATCAATATATTGAAAAAGAAATGTCAGAGGAGAAGGTGAGAAATCAGTTAGATGCTTATAAAAATTTAATAATGCTTCCAAAAGATAATAATTCTGATAGAAATAATAAACAATTAAAAATCATTGAACTTATAGAAGAAAAGCTTTTTTCTTTTGAAGGATAGCGAATGAAAGAATTAAAAGCTGAGTGGGAATTAAATTATGATGAGCTTTTTACTCAGGAAGAAAAAAATTGGCTTTCTAAATTAATGAATAGCAAGCTGGATTATTGGAACCCTGATTCTAAAAAATTGGGTACTAAAGAAAAAGCTTATCAAATATCAATTAAGGATAAAATTAAAAATTTTTTTTATGAAAAAACGAATTATAGATGTAGTTATTGCAACACATCTTTACAAGATAGAAATATTGAAACAGATAGAGAGCATATAGTTCCCAAATCGCATAAGTCTATATTAACGTATAATTTGTTTAATTTAACCGTTGCTTGTAAACGATGTAATATGTCATATAAAAATACGACATTAGCCCATATCGAACCTTCAGTTCTATCAACAATAGATCAAGAAAGTAACTTATATAATAAAAATAGTTATCTTATACCTCATCCTAATATTGACAAAATATTTGGAAAGGATGAACATATTTTTTACTTTCGAATTGATGATGGTGAGAATAACATTGTAATTTATAATCCAATAACGGAGAAAGGAAAGTTTCTGTCTGAATTAGTTAATTTAAAAGGGCTTACAACCAAGAACATTGATGAATTGCAATCTGGCCAAAAAGATATAGATATTGATTATGTATCTATGTTAGTGAGAGGAGAAGCACAGAAGCTACATTAGTTGAAAAATAAAAGCAATAATCCATCATATTAGATTTATTATTGCTTTTATTCATGTCTAATATATCAAATATGATGTCTTATATTGGTGATCCATGCGCTTTGACTTTGCAACAGAATCAGAAATTTCTCAAGAATTGGGTAAAAGAATAGCTCAACAGAGAATACAAAAAAATATCACTCAAGTGGACTTGGCTAAAAGGGCAGGTGTTGGTGTTGCTACACTTCAGCGCTTAGAAAAAGGTGAAGGATCAAGCCTGAGTGTATTCATTCGTGTATTAACGGCTTTGGGATTTGTGAATGATTTATCAAATATTTTGGTGAAGAAAAATATCTCCATTCAAGAATTTGAGGCGCTGAACAATCCTGAACCACGTCAAAGGGCATCGAAACCAAGGAAATAACACATGAAGAATCTATATAAAATCAGTGTTTATTATAATGGTTGGGGCTTATTAAGGTGAGGCTTTTAATATCAAACTAATCTCCTAATTAACTAGGCTGAAAATTCAGGTTTGGATGTGAAGAAGAGCGAAGCAGTGATTGATGCTATGATTGAGGTTATTAAAAGTCGATCGGGTTGAGCTATCAAGTGGAAAATATACGGTTTCAAAGGCGACTACGGCAATGATTAAGGATAAGATTGGTGGGAATATTGAAATATTGAGTTGATACGTATTTAGATGCAATACTTGTTTTGAACACCTAGAGTATTTCATTGTTATAAAATATTATTTTTTGTGTTGTTTATTTACTTGTTATTTTTATTTGATATCATTGTCTTAGTTTAATTTTAATCGTGAACTTTTAATGAAAAAAATAGTAAGTCAAATAGATGTACCATCAAGGAAAAGTGTTACTAAAGCAGGGATAACTCTTTGCGAAGATATTGTTACGGATGAAAAAATTAATAAGGCTTTAGAGGTAATGAATACTTGGCGAGGATTACATGCCTATCCAATAGCAGCATTTCAGAGGAATTTGAGAGGAAAATGCGAATCCTTAGGTATCAAAAAATTTACGATTGCTCAAAGGCTGAAAAGATACCCGTCGATAATTAATAAATTATTAAGGAACCGAGGGAAAATGCAACTTGCAAGAATGCAAGATATTGGTGGAATAAGAGTTATTCTTCCTGATGTTATAGCAGTTTCGAGATTGAATGGTGCGCTGACATCTGTTGATAAACGTGCAGGTTTTCAACCAATGTTAAAATATCAAGATTATGTCCAAGTTCCTAAAGAGGATGGTTATAGGTCTTTGCACAGAGTGTATGAATATAAAAGCCGTACAAGACCAGAATTGAATGGGCTGAAAGTTGAATTGCAATTAAGAACAGAACTTCAGCATTCTTGGGCGACAGCTATAGAAGTGATTGATATTTTAGAACAAACATCACTTAAAAATGATTTATCATCTTTAAGTGGTTTTTTAAAAAGTACATCTGAATATGTAGATAGTGAAAAAAATGATATGGTACTTAAGTATCAAAGGTTCTTTTTATTAGCTAGTGCTTTGTTTGCAGATAAAGAAAAATCTCCATTGCCTGCTGGTTTGGAGGAAATGACCTTGGCTGATATAGCTAATGAGATTAAAGGATTGGATATTCAGTGTAATATTACAAATAGATTGAAAAGTGCTTCCATTACATCTATGCATATAGAACACATGACTAAAAAGAATAGAGACTATCATATTCTTGCATTGCAATATGATGAGGAAAATTGGAGACTTCAGGTTTATTATTATGATAAAGCTGAGATTGCTTTTGCTAAAGAAAAATATATGGAAATGGAGCAAGATGATAATTATGCTGATGTTGTTTTGATTTCTGTAGGGGAATTAAGGAAAATTAAAACGGCATATCCAAACTATTTTTTAAATGCTGAGATGTTTATTAAAGAAATAAAGGCAGCTATCAAGAGGCATGCTTTAAAATAATAATATTAGATATTTCAAGTGATTAAAAATGCCGCCTCGTAAGGTGGGAAAATATAGTGGGCTAACTAAATTATTTGAGTAACAATTACTATTGAGTGCTGAGTGCTGAGTGCTGAGTGCTGAGTGTTGTATATCTTTCATGATTAGAGGTGCTTGGAACTTTAGATACAATATCTTGAAATCCCCTATGGTTATCAGTTATAAGTCTAAGATTTATGGGTATATATTTAGATGGCTGTAAACTCTAAACAAATTGACTCAATGAATGGTTCTAAATACTTCACAAATTCATATTTGAATATTTGGGATATTTTAGTATTAACGGTTATTTTCTTTGGCCAAGCGATCATCCAATCCACTATCAGCTTTTTAGATCTATCTAATATGGGTGGTCAAGCAGGGCTTGATTTATCTTTAATTCAATCCAATCACTATTGGGATATAGCACTTGAATTGATGAGTTTATCAATTGCAGGTATATATTTGCTAGTGCGGCGATTCGACTTTAAACAGCTAAATTTTCGTGTCAATTATTACACTGTGCCACTAGCAATTTTATTTGCCTGTGCCTCAGATATGGTGACATACTTTTATGATTGGGGCGTATATTTATTGAATGCTCCTGATCTATTGGCACAATCAGTAGAAAATGCCGCTAGTAGTGATGTATTACACAATCATATTACGCCTAATTTAATAGTTTTTTCTTTGCTTAATGGCTTTTATGAAGAGATCTTCTTTTTAGGCTTATTATTTTGTATTCCTCGTCAATATTTTGGCTGGATGTATCTTTATAGTTTGGTGATTCGTTTTAGTTTTCATACATATCAAGGCATAAATAGTGCAATCGCAATCACCCTTTTAGGTGTTGTATTTCTTCTCATACGTCGTAGAACAAATTTATTAGTGCCATTTATGTTGGCGCATGCATTTTTTGATGTCTTTGGTTTGGGGGCTATTTATACTCAAGTTGTATTACTTTTTCAGTAGATGATGAAGATTTTTTTGAATCAAGTGAATAAAAAATGAACACCGTGCTTTAAGTATAATTTTTGATATAAATCAATTTTTTATTGTATGAAAAGTTTGCATGTTTTGTGTTTATCTTAAATTTACAGAACATTTCTTAAATAGATGAAAGCTAGTAAAAAAATATTTTTGTATTAAAATACGCCCCAGCTACAAAATGGCTATCTTTTATACAGAATGTAATTATATTTATTTAAGAAGTGGATAGAATTATGATCGCTACAGGAATAAAAAATAATATAGAAAGCCTACAGATTTTTTCGGATCTGTTAGAGCCAGACATTAAAAAGATTTGTTTAATACATCAGTGTATACAGGGGGTTACGAAAGATTTAGTAGAGAAGTATTACAAGGAATATTGGAGTGAACGATTAACCAATAAAGCTGAAGATATTGAGCCCAATGATGTGAAATATATTTTTGAATCTTGGTTTAATGTTATTTTTGCTTGTTCTCAAAATGTTGAAGAAAAGCATAACGCAATTTTTTGGGCTATTGGGAATTTAGAAGGTGAACATAAATTAGCTCCAGTTGTTATACAGCGGGGGATAAATTTCTTACGGCATGAGGCTCAAGTGTTGGTAGTCTGTGATGATGAAAATTTACCATTAACATTAAAGCTAGAACTGGTTGTTTCAATATTTAAGGTTTTAGATTTAAGCGAACTAATTTTAAATGAGTGTTTATGATACATACAATAGGTAACTGGAACCCGTCATAGTGAAAACTATGGCGGGTTTGTTCATTTATAGGAGCCTATCATGGCATTGAGTGTATTACTCTTCAATGTATAAAATATTCTTAATGAAATGCAGTATCATGTATTTTTATAATTAATTGATTTTTAAAGATATTTTTTATTGAAAAATAGAAGTAAAGTAGGAAGTAAAATATAATTTTTTCGTTTTATTTTTGCTTATAAATCATATTGTTATTGTATTAGTGTTGACTCCGCCGCCTCCACCAAATATGTAGTAAAAAGATAAGCCATTTCAATAACTCGAAGTGGCTTTTTTGTTTTCTGTCCCCTTTTTTGTCCACCAAACTGATTAATAAAAAAGCACTGTATTGAAAGTGATCAATTCATACGACATATGGTTTGTATGAATATTGCTCATTTAATTTTGCCAAATAATGTAATTGAACAATGATTTCTATTTAAGTGGATGCTGTTGGATGAGGATTATTTTTATTTTAAGAAATGAGGCACAGAAATCCGCCCCACCACACCTCGGAGGTTTGTGTAAAGTGGGTGTTTTTTACGGGGCAGAAAATTACAAAAGAGTTAATACAGGCATGCCAGAGAGCCGATGGTTTGGCGCATTTATAGCAAAAGAATATGTTTTTAATGCTGTGAAAATGAACTCCAAATAATTCCGAATATTTATATTACTTTTTTCTTTAAATTTTCCGCCCTTAAATAGAGAGTTTTTAAAACTTGTGGGTATGTTTTAAAAGTAGTAATTTCAGTAACATTTTTTTATAACTCTTCCAAATGCATTGCAATCACTAGCTTTTGAGAGTTTCCAAAATGTAACATTTAAGTAACTTTTCTGTAATCAATATTACAAATAAGATGTAACATTTTTCATAAAAATAATCATTTAAATTCAAATAGATATAGATTTTTGTAATCTGAGGTTACTAAAAAATACTAAAATGTTACATTTTCAAAATCTCTTGAAATGCAGCAATACCAATGCTCTTGGTAAATATTAAAAAATCAGGTTACTGATGTTACTCTTTTGAGAAACACCCCCTAGCTTTCTTCTAATTCGTATTTGTCAAAATCAAATATCTTTTGGCCAAGTCGATGATTCACAGAGTAGAATTTTCGGATCATTGGATACAGCTCATTTTTGTAAAAGACTTTCGCAAATGGTGCAGGATTGCCAAAGCCGCCAGCATTTGTTGCTTGAATACTCATGAGTACCAATGGCACACGATGAACGGTGGCAATGTCATCACGTGACACATCTTTGATATTGACGAACTCATCTTTGGCTGCAATCTGGCTAATGGGAATCAGCTGCACAGAATCTTTATCCCCTTTGGGCAAATGAACGAGCAGGTTATTAAAGTTACCTGACTGCTTTGTTTTTTTGAGTGTCTCTTCAATGGTTTTCATGCCCTTATCTGAAACATGTCCATTGATGGCGAGTATAAAGCCCGCATGCGATCCATTTTTATAATATTTATAACGGAATAGGGTACCTGCATGGTTTAATGCAATACTGAGCATTGCGCTTAAATATGGTGGGATTCCATACACGTTTTGATTCACATCATAAGCTTTGACATGAATCAAGTTGTTCTTTTTGATTTTCTCACCAAAGTTTTTGAGAAAGTAATAATTGCCATCGGTGCCAACGCGGGTATATTTGGCCATCACATGGCGATAGCGAATTGTATTGCCCACCAATGATTTAACAGGCTCAAGATAAGCATTGCCAAAAATCAGATAATCAGCAATGAAGGCTTCACACGATTCATAATCTAAAAAATGAGTATCTTTAAAAATAGAACTGAGGATGTTTTTTTTACAATCTAAAGCGGATTCATGATGGGTATTCAAACGAGGCAATTTGGTTAATGTGTCGTATGAAATGGGTGGAGCATAGTAACCATCAATGGTTTGGCAAGATAACATATCAATGAAATCGTGTGGGCTGAAGATCTCAGGCTCGCCCATGTTAAATGTCACTACATCATTATTCATAATCATTCTCTCTATAAAACTACAATATGTTCATGTTCAGTATCGACCGTTGTGCCATCGAATCGTTCATAGCCCAGCGCGTACATCGTTGCCCAACTTAAATCCGCATGCCCATGTTCTTCATCTCTCACAGATTGGAACGTGGCATATTGCTGTGATTTGGTCATGGCATTTTTGATGTTTAAAAAACTGGATAAAAGATCCTGCCAACCTGCATCAAATTCTATTTTGCGCTCACGAAATAGGGTTTTGGCTTGTAGGACAAATAAGGTTTTTAAGGATAGATCGCTTTGGTAACGCGTTAAGTTTGGATAGAAGTTTTCCACGCGTTCAGCGATCACCAATCCCATGTTTCTGGTATCAATGCCAAGATGTACGACGTTGTAGCGATCTGTGATTTCTTTGAGATAGCGCTCTTGATTGTCAAAGGAGACATCCTGCCAAAAGTGCTTTTCTAAAATGCGATACGGCTCATTTTTATTGGATGGAATGGCAACCACAACACATGCAGCACCATCATTGGTGCGGGCAGGGTCATAGCCCACAGCCACCTTTTTACGGCCAAATGGTTTATGGGGTTTGGTTAAAGGTTCAAAGTCTATCCATTTCTCCCATGAATCCACCATGCATGCGCTTAAATCATTAAAATTAAATGCGCTTTCCATGTCATCAAAGAATTCAAATTCAAACAGCTTTGAGAATTGATCTGGCGTATAACGTAAACGCAAACTATCTAAATCCACTAAATCAAAACCGCCTGCAATCGCATCATGAATGGTGATGATCTTGCGGAATTTACCATCTTCACACAGCCGCCCATTTTTGAGCGAGGCATGATCGACTTTAAAGGGTTTATTCTTTTTGTTTGAGTGGTATTCAGCAGCCGTCCAAAATTTATAGGCAGGGTGCTTTTTACTAGAAGGCGTGGATAAATAATTAATGATAAAGTTTTTATGTGTCGCACATGCAGTCACAACGGTTTGTAACTCTTCAAAGCGAGGCATCCAAAAGAATTCATCACAGGTCACATCACCTGTATAACCTTGGGCAGTGTATGGATTGGCACCTAAAAAATAAAAGTTCAGATCATCTTTAAATTTAATGGCATCACCACCTGATAACTCAATCCCCGTCAGATTTTTAACAAAGGCCAACATGTAGCGTTTGGCTTGGAATGCTTGATTTTTACTGGCTGAAATGTAAATTTGATTGTGTTTGAGATTCACCAAACGGCGCAGGGCATAATAAGATAGAAAATAGGTAAAGCCAGCCTGTCGAGTTTTACCAAAAATGAATTCAGCCGAACTTTTTTTACTGTTTTTATATTTCTCAATGTCCTGAATGATCTGCGTTTGGAAGGGGAATAGATCCTTTAATCCTTCATTGATTTGGGATTGGAATTTTTCCCAATCGAATTGATCGCTATTGATTTGCGCACTGCGTTTTTTGCGTTGTGGTTTGGGTGAATAGATGTTTTTCATTTGTACGCCAAGCTCTTTAAACTCACGCAATTCATTTTCTGTTTTGGTGTTCTTCATCAGTAAACGAATGTATTTGAGCTGAAAAGCATCTTGGCAACGTGTGAAAAAATCCGCCTCATCCCATTTATCATTTTTGCGCCAATCGTAAATGGTGCTCTCTGGCGTGCCAATCATTTTGGAAATTTCAGATACGCGAAAGCCCGCGAAATAAAAGAGCCTTGAAAGTTCGCGTGGTTGGGTGTTTTCTGGTGTGATGAGCAATTCATTATTCATGTGCTCATTCTCTATGGTTACGCGTAAAAAATAATCTCGTTTGAGTTTGCAACCCTTGAGGGCAAACTGTAATGACGTGCGTTCTTTTGCCATTAACGTAAAAATTGAATCCTCTTTTGTACGATTAGGATTCTATTCATGAATAAAAAAACGAAATGGACACGGGTTGCGGTCAGTGGTCCCACCATTGATGGGCGAGAAATCACCCCACAACAAATCAATGAAATGGCCGCGTCATATAATCCTGCGGTTTATCAAGCAAACATTTGGATGGAGCACATTCGCAGCTCATATCCTGACAGCACATTTGGCAATTATGGCCATGTCTTGGCATTAAAAGCGGAAGATTATGCAATCAATGGTACCACGCAGCGTGCGTTATATGCAGAGATGGAAGTGACGCCAGCCCTTGTTGAGTGGAATGCTAAAAATCAAAAGAAAGGCTTTTCCATTGAAATTGCACCAAACTTTGCCAAAACCAATCAAGCATATCTTTCAGGTTTAGGTGTGACCGACTCACCTGCAAGCCTTGGCACTGAAGCTTTGCAATTTAACATTCAAGTGCGTCATAAGCCTGAGCACATTTTTTCAACTGCATTGGAATTTACGGGCATTGATTTTGTAGAAGATAACGATGTGGATGCCAATGAAAAAGGCTTATTTAAAAGCTTATTTGCGGGTCTATTTGCGGCACAACGTGAACAAAATGAACCGCCAAAACCCGCCCCAAAATTAGCAGAGTCAAACTTCTCACTTGAGTCATTAGAACGCGCTTTAACTCAATTTGCATCCAAGCAAGATGACGTGATTACAGAGCTCAAGCAGCAAAATAAAGCGCTTTCAGACTCATTTACTGAACTTAAAACAGAGTTTGAATCATTAAAAAACACGCCAGAACCCAGTGCAAAACAGGAATTTGTTGCGGGCAATGGTGCCAATGAATATTTAGCAGATGTCTAAGGAAGAGTTATGAGCGAAGTTTTATTACAAAACACATTAGAGTGTTTAACCAATTACACATCACGTCAGGCGGAATTGCATGGCGTGGATGTTAAAGCCATTGAAGCTGGCCAGAAGTTTACCATTAACCCGCAAACGGAATATGTGTGGGTGGAAAAGGTGGCTTCAGAAGGCATTTTAAGTGAAGTGGACATTGACCTTTGTACAGATATGATTGTCAATGATCTTGGTTTTGGTCCTTCACAGTTGGTGTCAGGGCGCACAAATACTGAAGATAAAGAGCGTGAAACAAGTGGCTTAGGTAAGCCGTCAGGCATTGTGTATACCGCTGTCAAAACAGATCATGACACGCATTTTACCTTTGCAGAATTGAACTCCTTTGCACGCACCAAAGAGATGTTCCAAAAGCGTTTACAAGATCGACGTTTAGAAAGTAAACGTGAAGACATGGAGCGCATTGGTTGGAATGGTGAAAAAGTTGCAGAGAACACCGATAAAAAAACCTATCCATTAGGGCAGGATGTGAACATTGGTTGGCTGCAACGCATTCGCACACATAAACCAGAACATGCCATCACTGAGTTAAATGGTGAAGCCATTAAAGTGGGCAAAGGTCAATTGATTGAAAACTTGGATCAATTGGTGGTTCAAGCAATGAGTTTAATCCCTAAGCAATATCAAAAAGACCTGAAAGTTTATGTGTCCAGTGATTTATTGGTGGGTCGCCAAATGAAGTTGTTAGAGAAAGCGACCAACACTGAAACGGCACAGAAAATCACACAGGAAGCTTATTACGTCATTAATGGTTTGATTGCCAAATCCCCTGACTTTTTCCCCGATGGCACCATTTTAGTGACGCGTCCTAAGAACTTAGCCATTCGCATTCAAAAAGGTTCTGTGCGTTCATCTTATGAGATGAATTCAAAGCGTGATCGTTATGAGAATTACAACACGCAAAATGAATTTTATGCATTGCACAATTATGAGCAAGCGGTGCTTGTTGAAAAAATCACCTTAGAAGATAAATAAGGGGGAGCTGTGTTTTATTTCAAACGAGAAAAAGAACGCAAGCTTGCAGAGTTGCAAGGCAATGCAGCCACTCCAAATGATATGGATCCTGAGCAGCAGAATTTATTGGTGCGCTTAAAGCATGACCTATCTAGCTTACGCAGCATTTTGAGCTATGAAGAGAAAGAGCGCTTTAAAGCGGAACACCTTGAGGATTATCGCCATTGGGTGGAAGGCATTTTAGAGAATCCAAATGCACCTGAAGATAAGATCACCGCTGAAATGTTCATTTGGGCAGTTGATGCGGGGGACATTGATTTTGCACTGCGCATTGCAACGTATTTGATGACAAACAATTATGATTTGCCACCGATCTTTAAGACCAATAAGGCAGGTGCCATCACGGAACAGATCACCAATCGGGCATTAAATCAAAAGCCAGATACAACGCTAGAACACTTATTGGCTTTGAATGATCTGATGACGGATGAAGATATGTTGGATGCCATTCGTGCGAAGTTAAATCGTGCCATTGGTGAGTTATCAGAAGAAAGTAATCCACAGTTTGCTTTGGCAGTTTGGAAGCGTGCGCTTGAATTAGATCCCGATGTTGGGATTAAAACACGCGCAAATAAGCTTGAAGCTGCTTTAAGCAAGCAAGAAGAGACATCAACCGACAAGGTTGAATAACGAGCGTCACCACGCGGGGGCTTATGTTGGGAAGCTGATCATTGATATGACACGCGAATTACCAGCATACAGCCCCGTCATTGGAGGATTATGATGAGCTTCATTGGTCAAAATAGCAAAAACAGTGAATTGATGATCCCACGCTCTGGCTTTTGGCCAGGGATTAATGGTCAAAATTTTCGTAATGCGATGCGTATTTTAGACTCTGTTAAAAATGAACAAGTGGAAATGGCATTGTTGTCCGCCCTTGATTTGGTCATTTCTGAATTACGTGTTTTCAGAGCAAAGCATGCTGAGTATTTGACACTTGAAGAAGTCCCCTGTGATGAATTAGCGGGTAAAAGCCGTTATGTATTTAACTTTGAACGTGCAGTATTTAGCGAAGGTAAAGCAAAGCTTTTAGAAGATTTTCGGGACATGGATTTGACGCGTAAATCAGGTGAAGACCGTGCAAGCCTCATCACGCCAGAAGTCGATGAATTGCGCCGTGACCGATGGAATGCTGTACGAACTTTTTATGATGAACCTGATGTGTTTGCGGTGTTGGTATGAGAAAGATCATTGCCAATGGCCAGCAAACCATAGATGCGGCTTTATACGCGGCCAGTGTGCCAACGTCTCAATTTGATCAAGTGATCATGATGAAAGAGAACAGACATTTGGCAATGTTGCCAGCCATTTTACCTGCGCGCACGGTGATCTATTTGCCTGAGTACAAAGCGCCAGTTAAACAAACAATAAGTTTATGGGATTGATAATGTTTAAGTTAGGACAAAAATCACGTGCAAATTTAGTGGGTGTGCATCCACATTTAGTGGCCATTGTTGAACGAGCCATTCAATTGACTCAACAAGATTTTCAAGTTTTTGAGGGTGTGCGCACAGCCGCCCAACAAAAGATTAATTACCAAAAGGGCACGTCCCAAACATTACATGGTTCGCGCCATTTGATTGGCAAAGATGGTTATGCCCATGCGGTTGATTTGGTGCCATTGATCAATGGCAAGTTGGCATGGGATTGGAATGGTTGCTATGCGATTGCTGAAGCGGTTCGACAAGCGTCCATTGAATTGAATATCCCGATTCGTTGGGGTGGTGTATGGAATGCATTGCTATCTGAGACCCGCGGCATGACCACAAAACAAGCGCAACAAAAATATGTTGATCAACGCATTCGCAGTGGCCAGCGTGCTTTTGCAGATGGTCCACATTTTGAATTGCCTCTCTCTCCACAATATCCACAGTTTTAGAGGGCAGAGATGGAAAAGATTGATGATACAAAAGTCATGAGCTTAGGCGCTTTTGTGGTTGCCACCATTGTTTTATTGGTGATTGCGGTGCGTGATCCAAGTGCATTGGGTGAAATCTATTGGATCTATTGTTTTGCATTTGCAGGCTTGAAAGTGTCTAAAGGCATTGTAACCACATTTCAAAAACGCGATGCCTTAAAAAAGGATGACCATGAATAGTTTTGTGTGGGGATTAGGTGTGCTCAGTGTGGCTGCATTACTGATCAAAATTGTGATGTGGCGCATGACACAGTTAAAAAAGCAGCGAGATGAGGCAATTCAAGAAGGAAACATTGCGCATGAAATCATTCATAACGTCAAAAAAGCGAACCACATTAAAGCGCGTCATGCTCAGTTGTCTGATGCTGATCGCATTGAGCGCATGCGCACCAAAGGTTATTTACGAAGTGAGAAATGACAGTTGGTGTCTCATCTTTGATCCCATTTATGGGCATGAATTGGACACCAGTGGCACACAAGAACAATTAGAAAAGTACATGGATTTATACACATATTTTTGCAAAGAAGGCGGAAGCAATGGCAGTTGAGAGTCATCAAACAGTAACAATTCGGGAAGTGAATAAATCACTGCTGGCAATCCTAAGCACTTTTTTTGGCATCGGTATTGCCATTGCCACTTGGTATTTTTCGGCGAATAACAACCGATTGGACAAGTTTGCCAATGTGCAAAATGAAATGAATTTAAAGATTGAGAAGTTCAGCATTACCACTGAATTGACTGATCTGAAGGTCACAAAGTTGGAAAATCGTGCCGATGCATTTATGACAAAGATGAGTGCCTTTGATAAGGAACTCTCTGAATCAAAAATGATTTTGAACAACCATGACCAGCTTTTAAAGAAACATGAGAACCAGATTAAGGAGCTCGAAAAACGATGAGAAAGCTCACATCACTGACTCAAATGCTTGAACAATATGTGGATCAATCAAAATTTGATGTGTTCACAGATGAAGGCAAGATGACTAAAAGCAATGCCAAAGCGTTGGATTATCGTTTGAGTTATCGTGTCAATATTTACATTAATGACTTTGCAGGCGATGCATTGTTGTTATTTGCCGCAGTTGGGGAATGGATGAGTGAGCATGCCAGTAGAACAGGTGGTGATGAATTTATGCGATTTGAAACGGCATTAGAACGTGAAACCGATGTATTCATTGCCATTGAGTTGCAGTTGGTTGAGAACGTATCCGTCAAAAGATTGGATGGGAAGTTGGTGACTCATGCATGCTGATTTAGGGGCTTTAAAAGATTTGATCAAAGCATTATCGCCCGTTGAACGAAAGAAGTTGGCCAAAAGTTTGGGGATGGTGGTGCGTCGAAGTGCAGGGCAAAGAATCAAGAAAAACGTGGATCCTGAAGGATCAGCATTTGTCCCACGTAAGCCACAAAAATACTCAATGAAGAAAGGCAAAATGTTTAAGCGCCTTTCGCAATTACGCAGATTAAGCATCATTGCCACTGACCAAGGCGTCAATGTGCAATATAAAAATGGCTTAGATGGCTATATTGCAGGCGTTCACCAATTTGGGAAATCCTCCATCGTGAACCGTAAAAAACGATTGAAGCATAAATATCCCGTGCGTGAGCTGTTTGGCATTACAAACGATGATCAAAAAGCATTAGAAGATGCTGTTAAACAACATTTAGGATTTTGAGATGTTACCGTCAGACATTCATAGAAAACTTCAAAACATGAACCCTGTGGGCAAGATCGTCGCGGTTGATTTAACGACAGCGCCAGGCTTGGTGCGTGTTGAAATTGATCAGGGTGTTTATAGCGATTGGATGCCATGCGCCATGCCATTCATTGGTGGTACATGGATTTGGTGTGCGCCAAAAATCGGTGTCTCTGGCACTGTGATGATGGAAGGTGGTGAAGATGATGTGTGCCGTTTTGCACCCAATTATTTTGATGAAAGTAACTATCCCTATTTGTCTGAAGCTGACTTTAAAATCCATTTCGATAATGGCGATGAAATTCACCACAGTACAGAAAGTGGCACATTAACTTTAAACAGCTCTGCCAATGTGATTGTCAACACACAAACTGCAGAGGTACATGCACCCACGATCACGTTAGATGGTGACACCACCATTGAAAAATCCCTCACGGTTAAAGGCTTTACAAATTTAGAAGGTGGCTTTGCGATGAGTGGTTCAGGCAAAGCGGGCACTGTGAACATTCCGATTGATTTTAAAGTGGATCCAACCATTAATGGCAAAAAATATAGCCAGCATCATCACAGTGGTGTGCAGGCAGGTGGCGATCAAACAGGGGGTGTTGTGTGATGAATCGAATCACGGGGCATGAAATCCCAATGAATCAACACATTCAGCAATCCATCATTGACATCATCACCACGCGCATTGGCTCACGTGTGATGCGTAGAGAGTATGGATCTCTATTGCCTGAGTTAATCGACCGACCTGCAAATGATGAAAATATGATGCAACTGATGAGTGCAACGGTGATTGCTTTATCCATTTGGGAGCCGCGTATTACGGCAACTTTTGTGAATTTTACACCTGTATCTAATGCAGGGCTTGTCGATTTAGAGATCGCAGCAACCATTAAGGAAAGCGGTGAACAGTTCTATATGAACCAACGCTTATTGCGTAATCCTGACGCGCTCAATGATTTTGTCAAAGGAGCATCCGCATGATTAATTTGGAAACATTACCAACGCCAGAGGTCTTTTATGAGATTGATTATGAAAAAGAGTTATCAAATTTAGAGGCTCAATTTCGTGTATTGAGTCCTGATTATGCAACATTGGTGCTTGAGAGTGATCCCATTAAAAAATTGTTGGAGCTTTCAGCCTATCAAACCGTTTTATTGAAAAACGAAATTAATGAGAAGCTCAAGCAAACCATGTTGGCATATGCCACACAAAATAATTTGGACAATATTGCAGCCAATACAGTGACGGAGCGTTTAATCATTCAGGCAGGTGACCCAAATGCCAATCCGCCCATTCCCACCATTTGGGAGGCGGATGAGGATTTACGTTACCGCGCACAAAATGCCCCTAAAAAATGGTCTGTGGCAGGACCCGCACGCGCTTATGAATTATTGGCACGTTCTGTGGATGGCAGAGTGAAAGAAGTGGGCGTACATGCGCATACACCAAAAGCGGGCGATGTGACATTAACCATTGTGACCCATGATCAAAAGGGTGTGGCTGATGAAGCATTGCTAAAAAAGATTGAAAACTACCTTGAATCTGAAGAGGTGGTGCCACTGTGTGATTCTGTGTATGTCAAGAAAGCAGAGTTTATTGATCAAGCCATTGAAATTACGGTGACGTATTACAAAGGTCAGGTGAAATCACTTGTGGATCACTCTGTACAACAACGCTTTGAAGCCTTGAAAAAGGATGTGTCAAAGCTTGGGGAAGCTCTGACACTCAATGCCATTCATGATATGGCACGCGCACCAGGTGTGCAGAACATTAAGATCATTGCACCGAAAGCAGATGTGATCGCTAAAGCGAATCAGGTGATCCGATTAACAGGGATCAAAATGAATGATGGTGGTTTCTATGCGTCCACATGAATTATTGCCCACATCTAGCACGCAATTAGAACGTGATTTAGCGGATGTCTGTGCATTATCAATGCATGATTTTAGTTATGCCGCGCTCAATAGTGCAGAGGATTGTCCAACTGAATTATTAGGGTGGTTGGCATGGTCAAGAAGCATTGAGGATTGGGATGAGTCATGGCCAGAAGATCGCAAACGCAAAATGATTAGAGAAGCACCTGCCATTAGTTTGCAAGCAGGCACTGTGGCATCCATGCGTAGAGCAATGCGCTCTGTGGGTTTTGGTGAAATTGAATTCATTCGTAGAGGGAAGCGCCAACAACATGACGGTTTGTTTAAACACAATGGCCGCATTCGATATGCCAAGCAAACCACAATGACATGGGCGCAATACATCGTTGCTTTTAAATCACCTTTAAATAATGCCCAAATGGAAATGGCCAAAAGCATTTTAAATGCAACAGCCCCTGCACGGTGTGAATTGTTAGATGTGCAATATGCACGCCCCATGAAGCATGACAAAACATTTAAGCACAACGGTACTTATAGATATGGAGTGAGATAAATGCCTGAAATTTTAAAGAATATTAAAGCTGAAGATCGGCTCAAAAAGATTCGCATTGTCAGTGAAAATGATGATGTGATGGGTGGTCAGCCTGAGGCTGATGGTATGAAAGAAAATGATAACAATGCCATTTTTGATTTGGCTTGTTCAGTGATGCATGCATTGGCAGAAGTTGCCAAAGTTGATCAAAAAGCCATCCCACAAATTTTGGATGCCTTAGGTGATTCACGTACAGCAGGTGCCAGTCAGCGCATTGTGAATGAAGTCAATAAACTTGCAAAAGCTGCACAAACAGCCGCGAATCAAGCCAATGACAAAGCGAACACGGCAAATACAGCGGCAGCAACAGCAGATAAAAAAGCAGTTGCAGCGCAAAATACTGCCAACTCAGCTAATGCTGCTGCTCAGAAGGCGCAAACAACGGCAGATACCGCATTTAAATTATTAGGGGATTTAAAAACGATCAATTTAGACACTTTAAATTCCAATGATAAATGTGGCGTGTATTACCAAACCGCTAATGCAAATGCGACACCTGAAAGAAATTATCCCATTAAATTAGCGGGTACACTAGAGGTCTTTATTGCGGCAGGGATGACTCAACGCTATACGGTTTATAGTACTCATGATGTTTATATTAGAAATAATTATGGTGGTAAGTGGGATGTTTGGACAAAGATTCCAAACACCTCAGATTTAATAAAAGTCAGTGATGCTTTTGGTGATTCTCGTACCTTAGCAGGTAGCCAACGCACCATTAATGAAGCCAATCGAGCTGCAAAAGCTGCACAAACAGCAGCGAATCAAGCCAATGATAAAGCGAACACCGCAAATACAGCGGCAGCAACAGCGGATAAAAAAGCGGTTGCAGCACAGAATAAAGCTAATCAGTTGCCAACACCAGCAGTGGATCAACTACCAATAGGAGCTTCAGGTACTGCTTATAAACTTATTACAGTTGCTGAGTTGAAAAAGAAGCTAGGTGTACCTGCAGCTACTTCAATTTATCAGACAACAGGCTCAAGCGCGACAGGCGCAATGTCACAAAAAGCTATCACTGATGAATTGAATAAGCTTAATAAAAGAAAATATAAGAATGAAACAGCTAATAGAAAGGCAGGTGTGACATATACGAATACATCTAGTCAAGAAATGTGGGTTTTTATTTATTCGACAGGAGGGTGGAATACAACCACAACATTGACAGCAGTAGTGGATGGATTGGGCTTCGGGATTTCATTTCACAATAGTACTAATTCTAATGGTAATGGTGGCTCATTTGCTGTACCTGCAGGTTCTACATATTCAGTAAAAGCAAGTAATTCAATTAATACATGGGTGGAATATAAAGCATGAAATATTATTTTGATGCAAGTAATCAACAAGTTTTTGCATATGAAACTGAAGAAATTGCTCGGAAGTTCAATGCGAATTTTTATGACCTTAGTGAAATCTCAGAAAATCAAATTAATGAGGTGTTGCAGATAAGTGACTCTAAAGATCATATGAATGAAATAGTTACATTTAACAAAATGCATGTTGATAACGAAATATTACGTGCAACTGATGCGTTAATTCATTTGAATGATGCTGTTGAACTTGGAATGGCAACAAATGAGGAAAAAGAACAGCGTACAGCATTAATGAAGTATCGGGTTTTATTGAAAAGAGTATCTATGCAAAGTGAATGGCCATTAAATCCTGTTTGGCCAGAATGCCCAGAATTTTTTAAACCTAAGGAGTAACTATGGAAGTCTTACGACAAATCCAAATCGGCGCTGTGCGCTATCAAAAAGGTGATGTGATTGACGTGAAGAAACTCACCAAAGAGCAAATTGAAAAGATGGTTCACGCAGGCTATTTGACGGATGGCAAGAATAAAAAAGGAGAGAAATAATGAGCACTGCATATTTACATGGTGTGCGTCTGACGATTGATGATCAGGCATATATTGAAACACGCATTATGGCCACAGATACCATTGGCGTTGTGTGTACTGCCGAAGATGCGGATCCTGAAGTGTTTCCGTTAGATCGCTGTGTTTTGGTCTTAGACATTAAAAAAGCGATTGCCAAAGCAGGGAATAAAGGCACGTTGTCAGAAACATTGCAATCGATTGATGCAGAAGTGCGTGCGCCTGTTGTGGTTGTGCGTGTGGCAGAAGGTGAAAGCGAAGAGACGATTGCCAATATCATTGGCAAGGTGAATGACAATGATAGCGTGACAGGGCTCAAAGCACTTGCATTAGCGCCCACTCAAGTGGGTGTGACACCGCGCATTTTTACCATTCCACTTTATGATAAATCTGAAGCTGTGGCCAAAGCCTTGGTGGAGCATGCAGAACGTCAATATGGTTTTGCGTATATGAGCATGAGCCACTGTGAAAATATCGCAGATGCTTTGGTATATCGTAAGAAGTTTGCCAATAACTATGGCATGTTCTTTTATGGTGACATCATTAAGTTTAATCCACAATTGGCCGCAGAAGTTGAGCATTATGCGGGACCAGCATTGGCAGGTTTACGCGCCCGCTTAGATCAGGAAAAAGGCTGGCATTATTCCATTTCAAATAAGATGCTCAAAGGTGTGACAGGTTTAACCAAAGAGGTGACATATAGCGGCATCAATGGCTATGGCACAGGTGCAAACACGCTGAATGAAGCGGGTATTTCTTGCTTTGTGTTAGATGATGGCTACCGCACTTGGGGCAACCGCACCACCGCGGGACCTGATTCATCCATGTACTTTGAAGTCTTTGCACGCTCAAGCCAAGTGGCTGCCATTACTTTGGCCAATTTACTCAAAAACATGACACAAGATCAACCGATGAATCCTGCGCGCTTGGATCAGTTCAAACAACGCGGTGATGCCATTTTATATGATTGGCAGCGTGCAGGCCGTATTTTAGGTGGTGAGATTATTCTACATCCTGAATTAAATGGTGATGATGCATTGATGAGTGGCCGTCCTGATTGGTTACTTGAATTGACAGCAGTGCCACCGATTGAGTCCCCAGGATTAACGGTGCGCTTATCCGATAAATTCATTAAAAATGCTGTAGGAGGTTAATCATGAGCATTGTATTGCCACGCATTTTACGTGCGTTTGATTTATATGTAGGTGACAACAACTATGCTGGCACCTGTGAAAAAATTAAGCTGCCAAAGAACTCACCAAAATTAGAAGAGTTGAATGCAGGTGGTTTATCACGCCCACTTAAAGTGGCTGTGGGTTATGACGCTGATTGGGAAATGAGCTTTTCAACCAAAGGGTTGGATTTTGATTTGCTGGTCAATAGCAATTGTTCTGTGGATGGTGTGCCCATCATGATTTTGGGTTCATTAGGGGAAGGGGACAGTTGTACAGAACGAGCATTTAAAGCCTATTTCTGGGGACAAATTCAGGAAGCAGATGCAGGTGATTTATCACTCAATGAATTGAGTACAAATGATGTGACATTGGCGGTTGCTCGTGTTCAGTATTTCGTGGATGGCAAAGAGATTTACTTTGAAGACCCCATGAACATGATTCGCCGCATCAATGGTAAAGATCAATTGGCAGAGCGCCGTCGTCACTTAGGGAGACAATAAAAATGAGCGAACAAAAAACAGTGAGATTAAGCAAGCCTGTAATGGTAGGCGAAACTGAATATACAGAAATTGTGGTGCGTGAACCGAATGTGATTGCCCTCAAAGGATTGTCATTGCACGCATTGCAGTTTGGCCATACCGATCCATTGATTGAGTTGCTGCCAAAAATCACGGAGCCACGTTTATCGCAGACGGTCATCAAAAAGATGAGCGTTAAAGACATCAGTAAGTTTGCATTAGTGGTCACAGCTTTTTTGGTGGATCCGCTCGATTGGGCGGAGGAAGAGGAACAGATGGAGGCATAAAGTCAAAAATGGTGGTGATCGGGCTGTCGTTCCCGTTCATCACTTATGGCGATATGTGCAACATGGAAATATCTGAATTAAATGGTTGGTATGAGGATGCCAAAACATACCAAGAAGAGCTAAAGGAGGCACGTGGTGGCTGAGTTAAAAATGGAAGTGATTTTACAGGCATTTGACCACGTGACCTCTGTGATGCGTGGTATTGATGGCTCAATTGGGAAAACCAAACAGAACATCAATGATTATAAAAAACGTATTCGCGAACTTAATGATCGTATTCCACAAGTTGGGCCTTTGAGCAGAGCACAGCAACGTGACCAACGAGAGCTTGATAGAACCAATCGTTTAATTGACAGACAAAAAGAGCGATTGAAGCACCTTTATAAAACGCAGGCACATAGAAATGCAGGTAAGCAAATGATGGGCGCAGGCGGTATGCACATTGCAGCTGCCACCGCAATGGGTTATGGCGTATCGCGTTTTATGGATGATGGCATGAACTTTGATACGACAATGGGCAGAGTTCAGGCTTTAACACGTTTACAAAAAGATGACCCGATGTTGGCAGCATTGCGGGCAAATGCTAAAGAATTGGGGGCTTCAACTTGGGCGGATCCTACACAAGTTGCTCAAGGCCAAGCATTTTATGCGATGGCAGGCTTTAAACCTGAAGAGATCATCAAATCAATGGCAGGCACATTGGATTTGGCTAAAGCTGGTGATGTGGACATCTCAAGGGCGGCGGACATTGGATCAAATATCCTATCTGCTTTTGGTTTATCCGCGGATGAAATGGATCGTGTGGGTGATATTTTAGTGGGGACATTTACACGTACAAATACAGATCTTGAGATGCTTGGTGAAACCATGAAATATGTGGGACCGATTGCCAAAGGGCTGGGCGTGAGCTTAGAGGAAACCTCTGCCATTGCTGGTGTGTTGGGGAACATTGGTATTCAAGGCAGTCAATCAGGTACAGCCATGCGTGCGATCTTCAGTCGTTTAGCAGCAGGACCGAGCATGGCAAAGAAAGAGTTGGCTAAACTTGGTATTAAAACGAATGATAAAAAGGGCAACCTTAGAACGCCAGTTGATCTATTGAGAGAGGTGTTACAGAAAACAGCCAAAATGGGTAATGCCCAACGCATGGGGATTTTAAAAAGTATTGCAGGTGAAGAAGCTGCTGCGGCTTTTTCTGCATTGATTGAGAAGGGTAACTTAGAAGATTTAAATCGCATCATTGATGAGCTGAAGAACAATCATGGTGAAAGTAAGCAATTGGCCAAAGTCATGGCGGATAACTTATCAGGCGATATGCAGCAATTAAATTCAGCATGGACGGATTTTAAGATCTCTATCTTTGAGGTGAACAATAAAGGGCTGCGTAATACGTTTAAATGGCTCACTAAAATCATGGTTAATATTGGGGATTTTGCCAAAAGTAATCCTGAGATTATTAGTAATTTGAGCTACATCGCGGCAGGTGTGATGGGCATTACAGCCTCATTAGGTTTGGCTAAATTGGCATGGGGTGCATTTCAGTTTGCTGTGCTTGGTAATCCCGTTGTGGCAGCCATTGCTGGCATTGGCTTGGTCATGTATGGCGTGTATAAAAATTGGGACAGCTTAGTTTGGTTTTTCACAGATGGTGTTTTTCAAATAGGGAAAGATCTGCGGAATGTCTATGACTGGTTAGGGAGTTGGATTGGCAGAATCCCCATCATTGGTTCTAAGTTACAATTTGTCTTTGATATTGGTGCTAATACTATTTTGGGGATTGGCACTGCATTTAGAAAACTTGGGGAATTCATGGGTGCAGGGGTCGCTTTTGTCGTGAATGCCTTTAGGGATTGGGATTCCTCGTTTGCGGTATTAAAGTCCTCTGTGGCGGAATTTTGGGATGACATGGTCAAGTGGGCACAACCAGCCATTGATAGAGTCATGAAAATATTGCAGCCGTTTTTTGATGCTTATTATGCGATTGTCGGGAAAAAAGACACGGCTATGTATGACAAATTAGACATTGAAAATAAAACAGGTTTGACCTATGGCGAGTTTGGGATTTTAAGTCCAGAAGTACAATTGAAAGCAATTGGCGGCAATGCGCCTTTAAATGATGCAGCTCGTCAAGAAGACTATCAACGCATATTGCAAAACCGCATCAATGGGACTGGCAATCGTACACAAACCAACACATTCAAGATTAATATTACAGCGCCAAGCGGTGATGCATCCGCCATTGCTGAATCGGTTAAGCGTGGCATTGCCAGCGTTACCAATAAAAACAGTGCATTTTTAGGAGATGTGACGTAATGAAAGTTCAAATGGTTTGGGGATTTTTCCCCTTTGCTTTGGAGTCATTGCCATATGAGCAGTTTACAAAGAAAACGGGCTATAAATATGCGAGTAATTCACGGGTGGGCACGCGTGATGCCCATCAATTTTTGGGTCCTGGTGATGAAATGGTGGTGTTGTCGGGCAAACTTTTACCCATGCTGACAGGCGGGCGCAATGTGTTGGAAATTTTGCGGTTACAGGCAAGCAGCGGGCAGGCATTTCCTTTGATTGAAAGAACGGGCAGAATTCATGGCAATTATATTTGTATGAATGCCGATGAAATTGCCCGTCAGTTTGAGCACACAGGCGCACCGCATATTGTGGATTTTACCCTTGAGTTCAAACGGGAAGGGGATGATCTACTAGGTGCATTGGGTGTGCTAACAAGTCAGATTGGGTCGTTATTATGATGTCTATTTTTAATGGTATTTCCGCACCACAATATGCCATTACTGTTGATGGAAAGAACATTACCAGCCGCATTAATTCGCGCTTATTGTCCCTCAATTTGGTTGATAATCGTGGCTTTGATGCTGATACATTAACGCTTGTGATTGATGATAGTGATGGCCTCATGGCGTTGCCAAAGCGTGGTGTTAAGATCAATGTGAAGATTGGCTTTGGTGCATTGATTGATCGTGGGGATTTTGTGGTGGATGCAGTTTCACATACAGGCGCACCTGATGTGATCACCATTTCCGCCAATTCTGCGGACTTTAGAAAGAAGCTTTTGGAGCAGAAGAACAAGGCATATCATCAAAAGACCATCAAAGAGATTGTGGAAGCGATTGCAGGGGAGCACAAATTAGAATCCCGTGTGGCTGAGGAATTGGCCAACATTAAAGTGCAGGATCGTCAGCAGCGCAATGAGAGTGATGCCAACTTTTTAACGCGTTTGGCTGAAGAGTTTGATGCAGTGGCCACGGTAAAAAAGGGTACCATCCTATTTTTGAAACGCGGGGAAAGCAAAACAGCCAGCGGCCAAGCGTTGCCCACAATCATCATTACCCGTAATCATGGGGATAATCACAGTTATTCTGTGAATGATCGTGATGCTTATACAGGCATTAAAGCGAAATACACAACCACTAAGAATGGCGTGCGTAAAGAGGTTTTGGTGGGTGATGATGAGCGTACAAAGATGCTGCGCCGCATTTACAAAACGGAAAGTGAGGCAAGGGCAGCGGCAGAGAATGAATTGAAGCGAGTACAACGTGCAGCTGCATCATTTTCGTTTACGCTGGCGATGGGTCGCCCTGAGCTCATAGCAGAAAGCCCTGTAAAAGTGCAGGGCTTTAAGAAAGAGATTGATGAGCTTGATTGGGTTGCTACACGCGTAACACATAGCTTGGATCAAAATGGATTAACTACCCAAGTGGACGCGGAGGTTAAGAGCATTTACCAATAGCTAATGCTATGTTGCCTTTTAATGCAATACTAGTTGTATTTGTATACGAATTTTTTAAAAATGTAAAAGCATCATCTCCACCTATGTCCCCAATAGCCAATGCTATGTTGCCTTTTAATTCAACACTAGTTGTGTTTGTATATGAATTTTTTAAAAATGTAAAAGCTTTTTTTTGTAAATCAGTCATTAGAATTTATCCTTATTGTTAGAGTGATGTCATAAGTTAACTACAATGGGGATAAATATAGAATTTTCAATATTATGATGCATTAGAAAATTTAAAACAATAGAAAGTTCTATAAATACCTAGCTTTATGTTTATTTTGCTCTAACTAATTTATACATTAGTTCATTAGTTAATCCACCAAGTAATACACATGCTAAAAGTAAAGCAGGTAAAATATAGGCATATGGTGAAGAAAAATTTAAATGACTAATATGATATTCAACAGCTTTAAATATAGAGACTATATTCCAATTTCTTGGCATAATTGACAAAATATATTGATTAAAGTACCAATATAAAGATAGTGCGAATGTTGCCATGAATACGCCCATTCCGATCCAATTAACCATGTTTTTACGTTTGTTAGAACATGATTCACAAATATTTACCCAATCTGCTATTTGATGTTGCCCACAAGATGGGCAAAACTTTCCATTCATACTTTTTACCTTTTTAATAAATTATCTAATCACAGGTGCAAACCACTCTGCACCAACAGTCATTTCGTTATTCTTACGAGCATAGTTAAACTTTGCAATGTTGCTATCTTCTGAATGATACGGAACTTCCCAAAATATAACTATTTCACTCACATTTTTATGTTTACTAATCTCATTTGCCAATCGTGCAGAATACATTTGAAGCATATTTTTAGTTTGTGTGGGATCATTTTTTCTATCCCAGCGCAAATAGATCATTGCGATTTTACTATCAGCTTTTTTGCATCAGTATTAAGTTGGGCATCTCTTAAAACTGTTGCAGATGTAATCTTGTCATTATTTACAGCATTTTCAATATCAATAATGATCGGATCTTTATTGGCTAATGCTTCATTATATTTGGTGTGATCAACAATAATCACATCATTCACTTTTGAATTTGTTTTTATGGGTGTTGATTCTTCATCATTTGAATTTAAAGCCGCAACAATGCCTCCCAAAAGAATAATAAAAGCAATGAATCCAACTGTATTATTTTTTTTCTTATGTTGTGTAGTTGCTACGTTCGATTGGCCAGAATGTGGGCTTAATAAGTTATAAAAGCTTTGTGCTTTTTTCTTATCTTGAATTTTGAGTACATGGTGATTAATCCCGAATGATGTGCCTAAAAATCCTGAGTTGAAGGGTGATAGTGCAATGTCATCTAAGTTAATAGCTTCAATACTTTCACCCATTAATTTCTTTTGAACAAAAATGACTCGTTTATCGGTGGCCACAACTAGAAATCTAGCGTTTTTAATGTTTGCGACCACATAATCATGAATCACTTCATCTTGTAACAATGCATTATTCAATGATTTAAATTCTTTTTGTTTATGTATTTTTTCCATTAGCCTTCTCTCATCTATTTTTCAACTTGGATTAATGAGTTTTATTAATGTTGTTTTTACCATTAGTAGACTTTTGTTTATCTGCTTTTGGCTTATCTGTTTTCACGTGGCAACGCTTCTTTGATTTGCTGATTCTTCCATCGTTACATATGAACCTGCCATCTGTGGTGCATGCTTTAATACCGCCAGCGCCTTTGCTACATGGCATGTTTCTAGCATATGAAAGTGGTAGAAGAGATAAACTTAATAATATTAACAGCGCGCATTTTTTCATGCATCCTCCTTTGGTTTTTTCTAATCCCTGACACGCCGATTTCTAAACAATGTCACAGGCTCAACATGCACAACGCACCCGATGATGTCAAAGTCATTCGGTGGGTTCTTCATATCAATCGTGAACGGTTTATAAAGTGGGTTAGTGCTAGAAATTTCAATGATTTTATTGGGTAGCTTTTGCACGCTTTTAACGATCAAATCACCATCGATTCTGAGCACATAAATCCCATCATTAAAGAGTTTATTGGCAGTATCAATGAGCATGACATCCTTATCATTGATGACGCCAATCATAGAGTCACCACGGGCAGTGATGGCAATCAAATCTTTGGGATTGACCTCTAAATATTTTTTAACCCAATACTTACGATATGCCAATGAGAATTCATAGGTTTCTTCATTAATAGCCGATCCATGACCTGCTGCCGCAAACACTTTATAACGAGGCACAAAACAGAATTCTTCCAAATCAACTAAATGACCAGCGTTGTCATAAATTTTGGGCTGTGAGCTATTAGATGGTATGCCCGTAATAATGTATTGGATATCACAGCCAATTTTTGTGATATTTGCAAAATATTCGGCATCAGGTTTACGCGTCCCTTTTTCATAATTCATTTGGGCATTGCCACCGACACCTGCAATTTCTCCAAATTCTTTTTGGGTCATTTTTAAGTTGTCCCTAACTTCTTTAAGTCTACGTCCGATTTCTATCATATGAGTGTTTCCTCTATAGATTAATTCAAACGATAGATTGATTTATTGACATTCACCCAATTGATGGGTAATATGCCAAATACGGTCATTTGAAGTAACTATAATTAAGTCATTTGTTAAGTCATTAAGGATATTATCAATGAAAAATAAGCTTTTTACAAGCGAGCAAAGGAGTGAGCAAGTTCGTGTATCCATCACGAAATCTGAGTTAAATCAGCTCAGAAACATTGCAAATAGAGAGAAGCGTCCAGTTGCGACTGTGGCTCATGCGTTATTAAAAAAAGCAATTGAAGAGTACAGCTGCAAATAACACATTTGGAGAGTATGTGAATAGATCAGGAACCGCTAATTCGTATAAATGTCCACAGTGTGGTAGCAGAGCCAAAATTGTCACCACTAAAGTGATCACGACACAAACGAGGGAGAAGTATTACCAGTGTACAAATCTGCATTGCTCATCCACGTTTGTGACCTATGAAACGGTTGATCGCTGGATCATTAAAACGAAATCTAATTAATTAAAATTTAAGGAGAAAAAATTATGGCTTTAGTTAGTCAGGGCACTTTTTTACCCATTAAAAATGTATCTCAATGTTTAGAGGCAGCACACTTGGATTTTAAACGCGTAGCGAAAGCAGTGCGCGGCATAGCTTTAACATCCATGTTTATCAACCATTCAAATGATGTACAGAAGTTCGCCCAACAAGCATCACAAATGACAAGTTCTGCATTGTTAAGTGTGCTTGAGTCTGTGCGCCATCAATATTATTTAGCAGCAGATGAAGTGGCGGATCAAGCATTCACCATTCATTTGTTGAAGTCTGCCATCTCAATCCATGAATTGATGAAATCCATTAAGAAGGGCGCATATCAGGGGGTGAATCATGACTAGTTATGTGATCAATATTACCAATGGTTTAACGCTCAAAAACATCACAGATAACGAGCCCACCATTATTTTATTCACGCGTAGCCACTGCACATCTTCTAAGAAAATGCTGCACATGCTCGATGAGTTCAGTAAACGTCATTTACACATTGCATGCGTCAATGTAGACATCAGCCCAAACAGCGTCGGGAAGAACATGATGCACCGCTTCAATATCAAGGTTGCACCTTCTTTTGTTGTGTTCAAGCAAGGCAAAGAGGTGAACCGCGGATGTGGCTACACACAGTTTGTGAATTATATGACGAGTGAAATGTAATGAAAATGGAACGCAGTCAGAGAGATGAAGTGGTGCGCCGCTTCATCGCAGAAACAGGGGCAAAGCCTCAAGGCAATGGCAAACGCTATAAAAATGGCATTTGTCCAAGCTGTCAGAAAAAGAAATTATGGATATTTGGTGATGATCCGTGGAAGATCCAATGTGATAGTACCACGTGCGGTTATGAGATCTCCGCACGTGATCGTTATCCAGACATCTTTGAAAACTTTTCTAAACGCTATGCCCATGAAATGGCAGAAGATGGCCGCGCAATTGCTAAAGCATACTTGAGGGAAGCAAGGGGCTTTAACACCACATTGTGTGACCAATTCACGCAAGAAACGTTTTTTGATTATAGCACAAAAGTTTCCACACCAACGGTGCGTTTTCCAATGCCAGGGGATGGTTATTGGGAGCGCTTGATTGAAAACTTGGAAAAGTTTGAGCAAAAAGCCCACTTTAAAAAAGGCTATTCATACAAAGGGTTGGCTTGGCATTTTAATGATCTTGATGTGACCAAAATTAATGAATTATGGGTGGTCGAAGGGATCTTTGATGCGATTGCGTTAAGACATCACAACATTCATGCCATCAGCGCCATGAGTGCCAATAACTTTCCTGAACACACTTTAACGCAGATCTACCAAAAGAATCCGCGTTTAAACATTGTGATTGCCTTAGATTCAGACGAGAAAGGCAAACAGTCCGCCATTAAGTGGTTAAAGTTATGTGAAAAAATAGGATTCTTTTCTGACATCCGTTTGGCCATTACCAATGATGGCGATGATTGGAACGATAAGCACATCAAAGAGCAATTAGATGATGAAGATATTGAAACCTATCTTCACCATGGCGCAGTGTTATCTGCAAGATCACCGATGCGCAAAGCATATTTGATGTATCAGCGCTATGAAAAGCAGCAGTTTTTCCTTGAGTTTAACTTCAATACATATTGGGTCAAAGTGGATGTAAAGGCGATGCTTGAAGCCATCAATAAAAACGATGAGGACGAGGAAACGGCATTTAAATCTTCTTGTACCATCACAGAGATCGCCAATTGCGTTACGAATATTCTGTACGCACAAAAAGAGTTGGATACCAATGAGTTATTCTACTTTCTTGAAGTGGTCATGAAAAATAAGCGTAATAAAGATGCCTTTTCACCTAAGCAATTGTCCAGCGCGGGCGATTTTAAAGCGCGTGTGATGAATACGGTGTCAGGTGCGACATTTACAGGTGAAACAAAGCATTTAGATCAAATCTATCGTGTGAAAACGAGCGACATCAAAGACATTAGCACGGTGCCATTTTTAGGGTATGCCAAAGAGTTGGGTGCATATATTTTCCCTGAGTTTGCCGTTAAAAATGGCCGTGTCTATAAGCTCAATAAGGAAGAGTATTTTGAGTTGCCAGGGAACCAAAACATTAAGACAACTTTTTCAATGCCTGAGTTTGATCCAAGCATGGACTACCAAAATACATGGCACCAAGATTTCATTGATGTCTTTGGCCAAAAAGGATTGACGGTTTTAGCGTTTTGGCTCGGCTCATTATTCGTAGAACAATTGCGTGATGTTTATAAAGGCTTTCCATTTTTGGAGCTCACAGGTGAAGCGGGTGCGGGTAAGTCCACCATTTTGCAATTCATGTGGAAACTACTCTCTGGGCGCGGGGGAGACTATGAAGGGGTCAATCCCAATAACGGCTCTAAAGTGGGTTATTTCAGAACATTATCACAAGTGGCCAACTTGCCAACGGTAATGATTGAGTGTGAAGGCTTTAACTTAGAGGATCTCAAGTCCTTATACAATGGCGGTTACTTGAGAACAACGGGCCAAAAGAATAATGGCAATAACACCAACAGCCCTAAATTCAGAGGTTCATTGATTTTATCCCAAAATGAGCGAGCCATTACCGCAGGTTCACGCGATAACTTAATTGCGTTGTTGTCACGCCTTGTTTATGTGCATTTTGATACGAGCAATCACACCTCTGAGTCACGCATTAAAGCCCGTCGATTAGAACAAATGTCAATGGATGAGTTGTCAGGCTTTTTGGTGGAAGCACTTAAAAATGAAGATGCCATCTTAAAGTGTGTTCATTCAGTTTTTGAACAAAACAGAGCACGCATTATGGCATTGGAAGAGGTGCAAACAACGCGCATTGGCTTGACGCATGGCTTGATGCTCTCATTGTTGCAGGCTTTGAAGTTTTTAATGCCCATTTCTGAGCACACGTTGCGTGCAACTGAAGAGTACATTTGCCGCATTGCGATTGAACGCGATATTGAGCTTAAACAAGATCATCCAATTTTAGAACAGTTTTGGGAGGTTTATGAGTATCTCAATAATGAAGGCTTTGCAGTTAATCATTCCAGAAATGATGAGTATATCGCCATCAACTTAAATCAGTTTTATGGATTGGCCGCAGAGATGCGCCAGCAGCTTGATGACATTAAAACAGTTAAAAAGATGCTGCCACACACCAGCAGGCACAAATACATTGAGCACAATAAAGTTGTGAATTCTAAGTACAACGATGATGAGTACACAACCAGAGCAGGGAAGGGTTTTGGCTCATTGCGTTGTTATATTTTTCATAAAGGTAAATAGGTAGGTGAAACATGAGTGAAGAAATGAAAAAAGATGACCAATTATTAACGATTAAAGATATTGCAGAGATGTTCCAATTGTCTGTGGGGCATGTGAAGCAACGAGTTGTCAAACAGCCTGATTTCCCAGCGCCCATTAAGCTGATGAAATATGCGCAGCCGCGTTACAAGCGCTCCGATATTTTGGCGTTTATTGATAATCGAAAGGAGAAATATTAATGGACAATCAGATCATCAACGAGCGTATTGCTGGCATTGAACGCGTTTTGGCATATCTACAAAAGCAAAGAATGCAATTGTTTGATCGGCGCAAGATCCAGAAGAGGGAATACAAATTGATCATTGATGAAATCAATGATGCAAAAAGGCGTATTCATAAACTTAAAGCAGCAATGAAGGGAAATTAATGCAGAACTTCACGATTAAATTGGGCGACTATGAATATGTCATCGCTGCACAATCTTTTGAATTGGCACACTTGGAAGCCGTTAAACAACATTTAGAATTGGGTAGGGAATTACAATGAGCATGATAGATAAACGCGACAAAACCTCATACATCATCAACAATCCAGTTAAGAAATTATTAAATGAGCATGGCTATATGTTGAGCCGCCACAATACAAAGAGCTTCGATGGGCAGTGGCTTTATAACATCTCAAAAATTAGTTTAGTCGGGATGCAACACATTGAGCAATTCACACGTAATGGCTTGATGGATGCTTATCACAAGGGTGTGTTGATTCAGATGTTGGAAGATAAATAAAGACGTTAGATAAAGACGGCATCTAGATCAGCGCACAAACACTGATCTAGATAGCTAACTGCATAACCAGTTATCCCATTGCGCATACACGCAAGACCGCTCCTGGCCAGGAGCAATAATTGTAACAAAGGTAGTTATGAAAAAGGAATATATCCGCAATAATACGGAAGAAATACGTTGTACACATTGCAACCGCAAGCTTTGTGAGGCAATATATCGGCTTATTGTAATTAAGTGTCCAAGGTGTAAAACCTTAAATTCACTTAAAAAGGATCCTGAGCGCTAAGAGCGCCTAACTATGCATGCCATGAGCATCTTTAATTTGGAGATGCTCATGCGCAAATATCATAAAGCCCCATTACCATTCTTAGGCCAAAAGAGAAATTGGTTACGAAACATTTATGAAATGGATTTCGACAATAAAACCGTTGTGGATCTATTTGGTGGTAGTGGGATTTTATCTCATGAGATTAAGCGTAATCACCCAACTGCAACGGTTGTGTGGAATGATTTTGATGATTATCAATCTCGTTTAGATCAATTAGAAAAAACAGAAAGCTTGCGTCAGAATTTACTCGATTTTGGTATGGGTTTAGAAAAAGCTGCACGCATTGATCATGAGACCAAAAATAAAATATTATCCATCATTAAAGCATCAGGTTGTACTGATTATTTGACGATTTCTAGTTGGGTATTATTCAGTGGTAATTATTGTCATTCCTTGGATGAAATTGCCAAAAAGAATTGGTATTTTCGTGTGACTAAAAATCCACTATCTTGTGATGATTATTTAAGAGGTGTGATTCGTGTTCAGCAGGATTTTAGAGCGTTATTGGCCGAGTATCAGCATAAAGAGAACGTGATTTTTATTGTAGATCCGCCATATATTATGACGAATCAGCAAGGTTATATTCCTGATAAAAATGATGATAACTTCAAACTGCGTGATGCAATTGCCTTAATCAAAGCCCTTAAAGGGCAGAATGCTATTTTATTTTCTAGCACTAAATCGGAAACGGATGATTTATTAGAGGCCTTTGATATACCCATCACCAAACGAGTGGCTTATCAGGCTTCATCTGGTGAGGGTAGAAAATACACGGAGTTGATGTATGTAATGTAACAATTATGATTAAGATAATATGAAGTTATCAATCCTATATTTATTAAGTTTACTTTGGGATGCAAGTTTCTCTAGTGCTTTCTCTATAACAGTAGAGCCTATCGACTTACTTTCATTCAGTAATTTTCTCACATATATATACATAACTGGATCATCCACCGTTTGTAGCCAACTTAGGATATCATCCAATGTTAATTGTTGGATATAGGATTTTTTTTGTTGCTCACTCAGTTTATTTTCATCAAGTTCTTTGACAAAATCTGATAATGAAATTATGTTTGGCTGAAGTTCAATAATCCCCTTCAGTTTTTCCATTGAATATTCTCTAATTGGTGAGTCAAGTCTAGCAATATGCCACTCTATGGAAAGAAGCTCTCGTTTAGTAATTTTCTGAAGTTGTTTTTCATTAATGTCAAGGTAACTATCTAGATAGTGTGTAGGAGCAGGGAAATTAGATTCATCTAGTTGTTTAAATTGATAATAAGAGTTTACAGTATTTATAAAATCCTTATAGTCCCAATATGGATAATTTTCTTTATTCTCTAATTCAGTGTGAAAAATACGAATAATATCATCTAAGTTGTTTTGGAAACCACTGTGATATAGCTTCCAAGCATCATCTAAACGCAGGCCTATTTCTTTTTTCTTTATAATAATATCGATTCTATCCGTTTCTGATGATATAAAACTTTTAATATTTTCTTCAGACCAAACGCCATGTTCTAATTTATGGATAATTTCTTCTGTAAAAGTAGATGAGTCGCTAATATATAAGTTCATAGCAAGTGTATGAGCTTGGTTATATAATTTTTCACTGGTGCATTCCTCATTTTTTTGTTTTTCTTCCGTTGACTTGTTGATAAATAATTTTTGTTTCAGATCAATTATCGGAGGATTTTTCAACATTTCAAAAGATAATTGATCATTCTGTATGTAAAAATAATTAGACCAATATATTGTGCGCTTAATAAAATCTTCCATAACCAGGGGGTGTAAATCATTTTGGGTAATTTTAATAAAATCATCTATGATTTGGTTAATTTTTTTCAAGACTCTAATGTTTTTTATTACAATATTGACATGTTCTTGTTCATTAATAACTTGATGAATAATTGGATATTTTTCTAGTTTATCACCAAAAACAATTCGTAATTGTTCATTTAATGTTGGGGAATAAGTTAACTCAATATCCACAACTTTTTCACGATATTTATTAAAAGCATTTCTTTGTTTCTCTTCTAGTTCATCTTCGTTAAATATTAAAATAATTTTACAGTTTTTTTGTTGTGCTAGCTCATCGGCGTAACCCATTAAGGTTTCAATAGGAAATTTTGAATCTATTCGTTCAATATCATCGAAGCAAATTAGCATGTTATTTATATAATTATTTTCTATAGCATTGGTATGGTCACCTGCATATCTTTTGATGATTCCAAGTTTGTTTAATGAATTAAAAGATTTATGTGCAGATTTATAAGACCAAAATTTTCCAGAAAATAGAATAGAGAGAAAATTATTCCAATAGTTCCAATCATTGAGAATTTTATACCATGTATCTCTTTTAAAGATTGTAGTCCAAATAGAGCTCAACCAAAATTCTAAATGGCATATTTGCCAGATAGAATATTGTTTGGAAAAGAGTTCCCCTTTGTTAAAAACCATATTCTTTAATTCTGATATCTTTGAAATTCCAAATAAAGACACATAGCTATAAGTAGGAATTATTTCGACAATACTATCTCGATTCTTATCAATAAAGTTATTCCAAAAATACGTTTTTCCAACTCCCCATTTACCCTTGATGACAAGAATTTTATTTTCATTGTGAGGATTAGTTAAAAAGTCCTGTAAAGCTTCATTAATGTGAGTATTCATATTTATCCTAACCTATTGGCAATCTCAGTTGCGGTTGGGTTGTAGTAGATCATCAATGAACGTGTATCACGATGACCAATCATTTTCGCTAAGTCTAACACATCCAATTTTCTTGCCAAACGAGTGCATGCCTCATGACGTGAATCATGGAAAGTTAGATCCTCAATCCCCAAAGCGCGGGTTGCTTTTCTAAATGTTTGGCTCACACTGTCCGAGCTGATATTAAATAATGGTCCACTCATTTTAGGACCTAATAATTTCAACAGCTCTATGGCACGAGAAGAGAGCGGGACATCACGATTATCATCATTTTTAGTGCCAAAAAGCGTTAGGTATTTATCACTCAGTTTGATTTGTTTCCAATCTAGATACGTAATTTCACTTTGGCGCATGCCTGTTTCAATAGCCAATAAGAAAATCAGCCCGACAACCTGTTTTTGTAACGTGGGTTGTGTGTCTTTAAATTGAAACCATTCCATGAGTTGGCCTATTTCTTCTTCAGAGATTCTGCGGTTACGATGTGGCGGTTCTTTCAATGCACGCAGATCAGTCAAAGGATTGTGATTTGTCCAGTTCCATTCACGACGAGCCATTTCCACAACTGCACGCACTAAAGATAATTCACGATTCTTAGATGAATTGGCAATAGGGCGCTTGTCACGCCATTCTGCAATCATGCGGGCTTTTAGCTTCATCAAAGGCACATCTTTTGGAAAATAATCTTGATTCATAAATGCATTAATGCGATGCTTTTCATTCCGAGCGCCTTTTTTGGTGGGTGTGACCTCTTGGGCATAGCGTAACATTGCATCACCCAAGGTTTTGCCCTCATCATAATCTTTCTCTGCGCCTGTTTTGATTTCACGTTCACGTGTTTCCATCCACATGAGCGCATCTAGTTTAGAAGAAAAGCTTTTTGATTCATTATGCTGCACATAGTTTTTAGTGATTTTAATGCGAGCTTGATATGAATTTCCGCGTTTTCTAATTGTCCCCATTTTGTTCACTCCTAATGTTTTACACTCTTACGCTTTGTCTTAATAAGTTTAGCAAGAATCGGACATATAAGAATGTTGTAAAACGAATAGTAGTAAAGATCTTCCCGCCGCCTCCACCAAATATGTCGTAAAAAGATTAGCCATTTCAATAACTTGAAGTGGCTTTTTTATTTTCTGTCCCATATTAATGCATACAATAAATGGATCACATTATGTCAGAGCAAAATTCGAAAACTTTATACAGCGCATTGTGGGCTTCGGCAGATATTCTGCGCTCAAAGATGGATGCGAACGAATATAAAAACTATCTTTTAGGGATGATTTTCTATAAATATTTATCCGATAAGATGCTTCATTATGCCGTAGACCAGTTAGAAGAAAAGGCTGAAACATTGAAGGAAGCACAGGTGATTTATGCCAATGCTTATCATGATCCCGACCTCCATGAAGATTTAAAAGATGCATTGAAGGAAGAGTTTTCCTATGTGATCGAGCCAGAATATACATTCACTCATTTGATCAATGCAGTGTTCAGTCAATCATTCCAGTTAGAAAGCTTACAGCAAGGCTTTCGCAACATAGAGCAATCATCCGATGCTTTTGCCAATTTGTTCCAAGACATTGATCTGTATTCTCGTAAGCTTGGCTCAACGCCACAAAAGCAAAATGAAACCATTTCAGGCATTATGAAAGAATTGGCGGAGATCGATTTTGCAGGGCATTCGGGCGATATTTTAGGCGATGCTTATGAATATATGATTGGGCAGTTTGCTTCTGATTCTGGTAAAAAGGCAGGGGAGTTTTATACACCGCAACCTGTGGCTGAATTGATGACCAAAATTGTGATTCATGGCAAAACGCATCAAAAAGGATTCAGCGTGTATGATCCGACCATGGGTTCAGGCTCATTGATGCTGAACATTAAAAAAGAGACCCAAGAGCCGAATACGGTTCAATATTTTGGGCAAGAGATCAATACCTCCACTTACAACCTAGCGCGCATGAATTTGATGTTGCATGGCGTGCCAATTGCGAACCAATATCTCAATAATGGCGATACATTAGATGAAGATTGGCCAACGGATGAGCCCACCAACTTTGATGGTGTGTTGATGAATCCGCCCTATTCAGCGGATTGGAGTGCGGCGAAAGGCTTTTTGGATGATGCGCGCTTTGCGCCTTATGGCGTATTAGCACCGAAGTCTAAAGCTGACTTTGCATTTTTGTTGCATGGTTTTTATCACTTAAAATCCAATGGCACCATGGCGATTGTTTTACCGCATGGCGTGCTGTTTCGTGGGGGAACGGAAGAGAAAATTCGTAAAACGCTTTTAGAAAATGGTCATATTCATGCCGTGATTGGTTTGCCTGCGAATATTTTCTTTAATACATCCATTCCGACAACGATCATTGTGTTGAAAAAAGATTATGATAAGCGTGATGTGTTGTTCATTGATGCCTCTCAGGAGTTTGAAAAAGTTAAAACGCAAAATATTTTGACTGAGGAGAATATTCAAAAGATTTTGGATACCTATATTCATCGTAAAACAATTGATAAATATAGCTATGTCGCGAGTTTTGATGAGATTGAAGAGAATGAGTTTAACTTAAATATTCCGCGGTATGTAGATACCTTTGAACCTGAACCTGAAATCCCTTTGGCAGATATTTCTGCGAGTCTCTTGGCGGTTAATTCTGAATTGGCAACGGCAGAAAAAGAGCTGTTTGAGATGTTAGGTCAGTTAGTCGGCACGACAGAAGAAGCGAATACCGAACTCGAAACCTTCAAGAAAATGCTTAAAGGTGATCACAATGGTTAA